GTCAGAGTTCCATCGTATTTACCGCTAATTGCGCTAAACGTAGTATCTGAAAGCATCTGGATCGCCCAGTAGCCACCAGTAGCTGTTCCTTGCGTCCCTACGGAAAATCCGTATTGAGCTTGGAATTTATCTAATGCGCGTGACATTAGGGTGAGGTAAACAACGGGATCTTATAGTTCGTGCCGTTAACAGTAATGGTCAAGCCATTTGCTGTTGCGGCAGCAGAACCGAATGTTCCAGTTGTAGCAATGGTTGTAATGTCCCAAACTACGGATTGGTTAGAGCTATCAAATTTAATAGCTTTACCTTTTGCCTTGCGTGGGCTTCTTGCAAATTCATTCGCCATATTTTTTTCTCCTTAAAGCAGCACGTTTGATACTATCTGGCGTGTACTCACTTTTGAATCTACTGCCAAGCTTTTGTTCTTGGCGGTAGTACCCCTTCATCAAGTTTGTTTGATTGACTCCCAGCGGGTTGTCGAGGGGTTCGCCAACCCCCACTAGGCTCAATCTTTGCGGGACGGTGAATCGTTTAAGATAACGAGGGACTGAATCCCTTTCGGCCACAGCCTTTTCCAGTTCGACAACTTTCCCATTTCTGGAGTCCTCGTACTGGTAAATAGGCATATTAGCTATAGTTATTCTTATCCGACTCCTCGGCCATCTTCATCATCTTTTCCTCTTCGGACATTGAGTTTTCGCCTTCGGCCATGTCTTCCGACTTGTCCTTAGACTCACTCTCGCTCATAGCGTGTTCCACATTAACGTGGGCAACGCCATTCTCGATCATATCAATTGTTCCAGAGAGTTCTACAGAATCACCTACTTCTGGCGAAACATTCTCGCTACCATCGTTCATTTCGAACTTGGAAACAGGAAGCATCACCATTCCAGACTTCATCATTTTATTCATAGGTTTTTCAGGTGAGGAAGAGGCTGGGGAGGTTTTATCCTCCCCAGCTTTCCGAGGACTCATAGCGATTACTAGAGTTCCCATTTAATTATTAGCTATAGTTGGACTTCGCAACGATGACTCGGAAGAACCGAGGATCGAGTTGCTTGGCCGCATAGAACGTCTTAAACGAGGCAATTACGCGCTGGTTATAAACGTCACTCTTGTCGGGGGCATCGAGGATCGTGACCTTCGGAGCGAAGGGCGAGCCAGAGGCTGCCAACGAAGACAAGCTAGGAACACCAAACGCGCCACCACCGAGGAGGACGTTGGCATAGCCAGTGTTAGTGCCGACTGTTCCTACGCTGTTTTCAGCGATACCAGAGGAGGAGGTATTGAAGGTCTGTACGTTGGTCGAAGAAATGACCGAAACGCCAAACAACTTGCCGATTTCACCTTTGAAGATGGCATCGGGGTTCGAGTAGCTCGAAACCTTCAACCAATCATCGTCCTGCTGTAGATCACGGATAACGGCAGGATGCGCAACAAGCGCGTAGCCGTCCTTGATCTTAGGAGCGCGGTTGATGAACAACGCAGTAGCACCATCGAGCAAGTCGGTGGAGGTCAATGCGCTGTTAGCAATTGAACCAGCAGCCCAGGTCGTTCCGTTTGTGCCATTCTGCGCATAACGGTTGTACGATTTAGTTGCTACACCAGTGCCAGTGCTGGTCGAAGAGTCCTGTACCAACGCACGGTGACAGAGGGTGTCAGCGTGGAGGGCGGCATCTTCGCCGAGTTGTTTGGTGGCCTGCGCCAAGTGCGAGAACAATTCGGTTGCCAAAACGACATCGGTTAGGATGATTTTAGAACCATACTGTACAAGCGTGGCTTCCACTGAGGACAACGTGAGATCACGCTCGTCACCAGAGGTAGGAGTCGTTCCTTCCGAGAGGGAGGAGATCGCAGTGATGCTGGGATCGCCGAATCGGAAGAATCGGATTGTTTTGTTTCCACCCGTTTTGGTCGGGTAGGGGGCTTTCATTGCGAATTGCTCCATTTGGAGCAACGGGATTGCACGTTCCAATAACGCCTTCGAGAAGTACGTCTGGAACTGCGCACTGACTGAACCAGTAGTTACCATATAATTAAGTATCCTTGTTTGTTATGACTATTCAGCTTCTGTCAACTTCGCTTGCCATTTTCATCAATTCACGTTCCTGCTCATCTAGAGTTAGTTCGTGAAAAGCTTTAGTCTTGGCAGGACCTTTTGGTTGTCCAGACGCTGGAGTAGTCGCTTTTCTGAGTTGAGAAAGTTCTTTCTCATACTCTGCAACCTTCTTTTTCAAGTCGGAGGCGGACTCCGCTTGGAGCTTCACCTTGGCAATTCCAACCGCATCCTTGATACCCGCTGGGTAATTACGCAGGATTGCGTGGTTTTGCAGCATTTCCGATACGGCTTTATACAATGTGCTGTTTGAATCTTTGAGTTCTGGATTTGCCTCTACTTCATCAAGCAAATTTTTATCCCAAGCAGACTTTAGTTCCGATTGGGTCTTTTGCTCAACTTCTTTCCTATCCTCAACTTCGATGTCACCAGCTTTTTGTTCGGCAAGTTTTGCAAGATCGTCACGGCCTTCATCACGGTAGCTCTTTGCTGCTTCCCTGTAATCTTCCGCGCTAAACTTGCGACTTCCCGACTTTGTCTCGCCTTGAGTAGTTTCTGAAGTCTTCCTTGCCCTTTCAGCCTCGATCTGCTCACGCTCTGCTTTGATTCTGGCTTTCTCTGCTCGGACATCTTCCCACTCCTTTTCAAGTCGCGACTTAGCCTTCTCGTAACGGGTAGGCTTCTTTTCGGAAGCCGACTCCGACTTGTCTTCTGAAGATTGCGTTGTTAAAGAACTTTTATCTTCCTCGGATTTCTCCTTGGCAGACGAAACATCATCCGATGCTTCTAGTTTTGTTTTTTCGGCTTTATCAGCAGGCGCGGGTTTCTGCTCGTTATCTCCGCTGGCCTTTTCTGTAGCTTCTGTTTCTACTTTGGCTTTTTCGTCTTCCTTGGGAGTGGGGGTAAAATCCCGTCCTTCGTCAGCCGCTTGCGCCATTGCTAATACATCCGCTTCAGTCAGGTTGTTTGAATCCGCCATTTTGACCCTTTCTTACGCTTGTGGGTAGGGAGTCATTCTACCTCAAGGTTAGTCGGCTACTGTTTCATCCGATCCATCCCCATAGCCTGGGATGGCGGAGTTAAGTTTTTGGGATGCGAGCGATTCTAAGGTCGCTACACAACCACGGAAACCTTTAGCATACCCACAAGCGTCCGCAAGTGCCTCTGTTTTCTTCATCACAGCAGAGCCATTCTGACGCAGGGTTAGGTTAAGCAAAATAAGACTAAGACGTTTCCCAGTTGGGGTTGACAAGAATCCTGTCCACGCCTTCTCGTCCTCGTCTTCCCATTGCGGTTCGTTGACCCATTCTTGATCTCTTATGAACGCCAATGCTGCTTTTAGTTTTCTCATAGCTTTATTGCCCAAGAATCGCCTTGGAATAACGTGTAGTCCTTTTGTCCTATTTCTTCAAGTAAGGCTTTCTTTACTGATTCCCAACTCCAATCGTGACCAGCGATAATCCCGCCTTCTCTAAGCTTCTTGCGCCAGCCTTTTAGGTCTGCAAGCACGCCTTCGTAGCGGTGATCTCCATCAATATAAACTAGGTCTAGCTCGCCATCCTTAAAGAACTGGAGCGCATCTAGGCTTTTGCCCCTGCTATATAAAACATTCTTAAATGGAGATACACGCTCTTGGAACGCCTCAAAGACAAACTTCATCGGGCATTGCTGACTTGCCCTATCGTTAATGTCGTAGCCGTTCAGCCAAGGATCAACTGCCATAACATCCTTGAAATAATTGGCAATAACAACCGTACCCTCCCCGCTATAAGATCCAATCTCAACCGCTTTACAAGTTGCGCCCTGCTCGTTAGCCCACTGACAAAGATGTTTTAAGCCTTCCGCTTGGAAAGCATCCCGCATTACTGGTACTTTCAACCAGCCATCGGTGCTGGTGCTTGGCCTTGCATTGCTTCTGGAGGCAATTGTTGCCCCTGCTGTTGCATTTGAGCCTTACCTGCATCACGAAGCTGTTTCTGAATAGCGCGAGATGTATTTGGGTCAACCTGTTCCAAGGCTGCCAAGTGCTGTTGTAAGTGTGCCATTAGAACTTGCATTGCGCTCTGATCGACCTGCTGCTGTCGCTGTTGAGCTGCTTGGTTAAACGCGAATAGAACGGATATATGCGCCTTGTGATCATCGCTAGGCTTGATTGCGACTGGGAATCCAGTTGCAAGCATAGTCGCGATTTCAGTCGCTTGATCTTCAGCTTGATCGCCAGAGGCTGCGTTCGGATCTTGGAAGAGTCTGCGG